TCGACCAGTACGATCACATTATCTTCTGCTTTGATAATGACGAGCATGGTCGATCTGCCGCTCTAGAATGTGCTGACATCTTTGGTGGCAAGTCTAGGATATTCCATCATGGTGAACACAAGGATGCGTGTGACTACCTACTGAACGGTGACAAGGAGGAGTTTATCAAGCGTTGGTGGGCGGCAAAGACCTACACACCTGACGGAATGGTGATGCTGGGTTCTCTGCGTGAGTCACTGAAGAAACCGTTGGAGGAGGCAGAGGTACGCTACCCATACAAGGGGCTGGATGACATGACGTTTGGTATCAGACCGACTGAGCTAGTCACCATCTGTGCTGGCTCTGGTCTGGGTAAGTCTACGTTCATGCGTGAGCTAGTGTTCTCCATCTTATCACAGACTACCGACAGGGTAGGACTAGCGTTCCTTGAGGAGACACCTGATCGTACTGCCCGTGGTCTGGTAGGATTACAGATCAACAAACCTATACATCTTCCGGGCTGTGACTACTCAGCTAGTGAGGTAGACCAAGTGTTCGACAGTCTCAACCTAGATGACCGTGTGGTACTGTGGGATACGTTTGGTTCCAACAAGATAGAGAACGTACTGGCACGGTTCAGATACCAGATCAAGGTGCTGGGTGTGCAGTACATCGTGCTGGATCACATCTCCATACTGGTATCAGATCAGGACAACGGTGACGAGCGTAAAGCTATTGACGAGATCATGACCAAGCTACGTATGTTCTGTCAGGAGATGCGTGTGTCCATGTTCATCGTGTCACACCTACGTAGACCTGAAGGCAAGGGACATGAGGACGGTGCGTACACCAGCCTTGGTCAGCTACGTGGCAGTGCCGCCATTGCACAACTCAGTGACATCGTGTTAGGATTAGAACGTAATGCACAAGCAGAGGATCCTATGGTACGAAACACTACCAACGTGCGTGTGCTGAAGAACAGGTTCAGCGGTATGACAGGGCCAGCTACTGCGCTGATGTACGACAAGGATACAGGTAGGTTGACTGAGGTATTTGAATGAGCAAAAGGTATGTGGTGTTAGCTGATGAATATGCGTGTGATGGAGTATGGATAACTCAGGTTATAACGCGAGGAACACGCACAAAATGCCTTGAGTATGCGGATCTAATAAATCTAGGAGGGTCAGACCAACAATACCAATATGCTGAAGTCATGTCTGAAGAAGAGTATGAAAAGGAAGAAGAAGAGTGAGGTGTATTGCTTGTGATAAGATAATGACAGACTACGAGCTAACCAAGAAGTTCAGCGGGAGTGGGGAGTTCGTTGATATGTGTAACGAGTGTAGTCGTTTCTTAGTTGAGGATGACTTGACTGCGGTAGGAAACATGGACTATGCTAGTCTTAGTGATCTAGAGGAGATACGAGATGTCGAAGATGGGACGTTGGATTATGACACAGGAACAGAACAAGGAGATGAGGGATGGTGGTAGTCAACTATCAGAAAGACAGAAACTTGATCTCGCCTACTACGAATACTGTGTTCTTAGACATAGAGGCAGACGGCCTGAACCCTACGAAAGTACACTGCGTGGTTACCAAGAGACCGAACGAAGCTCACTTGACCCACTTATCTAGGAGGAGTTTAGTCGATGAACTGGCGCGTGGTGGACAGGTTTGTGGGCATAATCTTATTGGGTATGATCTTCCTGTACTTAACAGGCTATGGTCTATACGCATTGATCAAGACAGAGTTGTGGATACACTGGTTCTTTCTCGTCTCTTTCATCCCGATCTGGATGGTGGTCACAGCCTCGCTGCTTGGGGAAATAGACTTGGCTTCCCTAAAGGTGAGCATACAGATTGGACAGAGCTATCTGAAGAGATGGTGGCGTACTGTAAAAGAGATGTGGATGTCACTGAAAGATTACACGATGCGTTACTACAACAGATGAGACTGTTTGGTTTTACCAAGCACTGCGTGGATCTGGAACACAGCGTAGCGTTTATCTGTAAGGATCAGGAAGACAACGGGTTTGAGTTCAACAAACAGAAAGCTATTGATCTGTATGAAGAACTGACTACCCGTATGCACAGGATTGAGAGTGATCTACAACGTGTGTTCCCACCCATAGTGGAGGAAAGGATCAGTGATAAAACAGGTAAGAAACTCAAGGACAAAGTTACGGTATTCAATGTCGGTAGTAGACAACAAATCGCAGATCGTCTTACTAGCAAAGGTGCAGTGTGGAAGGAACTCACTCCGTCAGGAAAACCGAAGGTCGATGAGGCTACGCTTAAAAAGCAGAATGACATTCCCGAGGCAAAGATTATCCTCCGTTATCTTCTCTGTCAAAAGCGAGCGTCACAAGTTGATTCGTGGATTCAAGCAGTTGGAGAAGGTAGCAGAATACATGGGCGAGTACGTCACATTGGAGCGGTTACCGGAAGAATGGCACACTCACAACCTAACATGGCTCAAGTTCCTGCTGTAAGGGCTGAGTACGGTAAGCAGTGTCGTGAGTTGTTCACTGTTCCTGATGGTCGTGTTCTTGTTGGTGCTGATGCTAGTGGTCTTGAGCTACGTATGCTGGCTCATTATATGAACGACGAGAAATACACCAACGAGATACTCACAGGTGACATACACACAGCCAACCGTATAGCCGCAGGCTTAGACAACAGGGATGATGCCAAGACATTTATCTATGCGTTCTTGTACGGTGCAGGTGACGCCAAGATAGGTAGTATCGTAGGTGGTAGTGCTGCTCATGGTAAGAGGCTGAAGCAAGCGTTCCTTGAGAACACACCAGCACTGGCTGACTTACGTGCTGAGACTATGGCAGATGCCAAGACAGGATTTCTTACTGGTCTTGATGGTAGACGCATACGTGTACGATCAGAACACGCCGCACTGAACACACTGCTACAGGGCGCCGGCGCTGTGGTGATGAAGCAAGCCATCGTTATACTGTATGACCTACTGGAACGTGTTGACTTCAAGCTGGTCGCACAGGTACACGATGAGTGGCAGATAGAATGTAAACCAGAAGATGCAGACTTCATTGGTAAGTCTTGTGTTAACGCAATGGTATTCGCAGGCGAAGTCCTGCAACTGAACTGTCCGTTGGACGGAGAGTATAGGGTTGGTAATAGTTGGGCTGATACCCACTAGCACAATTCTATTTTATGTGGTATAATATTAGGGTAAGTTTAACTAGCAGGAGATATGCTATTATGTCTAATGAAGCACCCAACGTAATGATCAAGTGTGATTTGTTCTGGCCTAACCTGACTCACAAGAATGAGTTGGCTGGTAAGTTTACTGTTGATCTATGTAACCTTTCTGATGCCGCTGTTGTTGCGTTAGAAGATATGGGTCTTACTATTAACAACAAGGGGGATGAGCGTGGACAATTCATTACCTGCAAATCCAACAACAAGTACAGAGCCTTTAACCCAGATGGCACAGAGTTGCTCATCAAAGGCCGCACCCCACGAGATGAGATGGATGACCCAGAGTCAGGGGTTGTGGTGGGTAATGGTTCTAAAGCTAAGTGTCTCATCGGATACTACGATTGGGAGTACCTCAAGAAGAAGGGTCGTAGTGCCACACTCAAGCGTCTTGTAATTGATGAGGTTGTTGAGTACGCACCAGAAGTAGAAGAGATGGAAGCTCTGTGATACTCATTGATGGTGATATGCTGGTGTATCGTGTGGGGTTTGCCTGTGACGAGGAGAGTGAAGACGTTGCAGTGCAGACCCTAGACAACTATCTGTCTGAGATGGTTGTAGATTTATCTGACCACTACACATCCAGTATCATCTACCTAACTGGTAAGGGCAACTTCAGGGACGAGGTTGCTGTTACCCTACCCTACAAAGGTAACCGTACTGAGAAACGTGTGCCTGTTCACAAGAAACTGCTCCGTGATTTCATGGTGTCAGAGTGGAACGCACAAGTAGTTAACGGCATGGAGGCTGATGATGCTATTGCTATCAAGGCTACTGAGCTAGATCACAACGCCATCATCTGTTCGTTGGACAAAGACTTCAGACAGATTCCTTGTCCTATGTATGACTACACCAAGAAAAAAGTAAACTCAAGTTTACCTGACGATGCTATGCGCTGGCTGTATAAGCAGGCATTGATGGGCGACCGTGTTGATAACATACCGGGCATACATGGTATCGGTCCTAAGAAAGCAGACAAGATCATTGATCCTTGTACTACTGAATGGGAGTGCTACAGCACTTGTCTTACTCACTACTGGGATAACGAGTTGGATGAAGACAGACTACTAGAAAGTCTTAGCCTTCTGTACCTGTTACGATCACATGATGACAAGTATGAGAAGCCATCGGAGATTTAATAGTGGGGGCGTTATGAATCCTTTCAAATTGAGCGAGCCGTCTTGCATTAGCTTCTCAGGCGGTAGAACCAGTGCCTATATGTTGTGGCGCTTCATTGACGCTAATGACGGTCTGCCAGATGACTGCGTCGTGACCTTTGCCAACACCGGCAAGGAAGCAGAGGAGACGCTGGAGTTCGTCAGGGACTGCGGCAAGTATTGGGACGTTCCCATCGTCTGGCTGGAGTACCAGTGGGCAGAGGAGAGTAAGGACAGATGGAAGGTTGTCGATTTCGATATGGCGGCAAGGAATGGCGAGCCTTTTGAGGCGTTGATACATGCCAAGGGATACCTCCCTAACCCCGTATCAAGATTTTGCACTATCGAGCTAAAAATTCGCACTATCGCTAACTATCTCTGGTCTATAGGCCATGTAGAGAAGCGATCTCACGGCGAGAACATGGCGATAGTCGGAATCAGGGCAGACGAACAACGTCGAGCCGCCAAGATTGAGCCACACCGTAGGCCGTTGGTTGCGGCAGGCGTCACCAAAGAGACGGTAAGCATGTTTTGGGATCACCAACCGTTTGACTTAAAGCTACCAAATCGCGGCGGTGTGACCCCTCACGGAAACTGTGACCTTTGCTTTCTTAAATCTTCCGGCCTAATTAAATCTTTGGTGGAGGAGAACCCTAGCCGCGCTGACTGGTGGGCCAAAATGGAGCGCGAGGTCGCCGCATCAGGACAGACCGGCGGAGTTTGGAGGCAAGACCGACCCACTTATGGGCAGATGCAAGTGATTGCAAGAGAACAGGGTCAGCTTGACTTAGCTGGCGACGAAACCATCCCGTGTTTTTGTGGGGACTAATGATAAACCTCATGAAATATGATTCTAAGTTTGAGAAAGCAGCCCATGAGATTATGCAGGGCTGTGAGTATCATCCAGAACAACGTATCTTTTATCTTGTTCCTAAACACTACGAGCCTGACTTTGTTTACACTCACCGTGGCAAGACATGGTACATAGAAGCAAAGGGTAGGTTCCGTACATCTGAGGAGGCACGTAAGTATGTCATCATCGCAGACACACTCAGCCCGAAGGAAGAGTTGGTATTTCTCTTCCAACGAGCCAACACCCCAATGCCGGGATCACGAAGAAGAAAAGATGGTACACGCTACACAATGGAAGAGTGGGCAGAGAAGCATGGATTCCGTTGGTACACTCTTGAAACAATACCTACAGGGTGGAGAAGATGACACGACATCTAGTAATACCTGA